CTTCCGGTTTGTCGAGCTACAAGTAAATCATTTATACTCAACCACCAGGGAGAAATCCCCGGTGGTATTTTTATGCCCGGAAGGAGGTGGTTTTCATGATCCCGGTGCTTTATTTGCCCAACGCTGCGGACTTTTCCTCCTTCGGTCTTGGTGTGCTGACGGACACCATTTCCTGCGAAGTCACAGAGGAGCGAAACGGTGTGTTCGAGTGCCTGCTCAAATACCCGGTGAGCGGTCAGCACTATGGGCTTATCACCAAGGAGTGCATCATCAAGGCAAAACCCAACGACACCGCCGCCGACCAGGCATTCCGCATTTACCGCATCACGAAACCCTTAAACGGCATCGTCACGATCTACGGTCAGCATATTTCGTATGACCTTGCCAATGTGCCGGTGCTGCCGTTTTCGACCGAGAGCCGCTCTCCTCAGCGCATTCTCTCGCAGCTACTTGCCGGAGATACACGCTTTACGGGTTGGACGGATTACTCGGATGCAAAGGCGTTTTCCGTCACGCAGCCGAAAAGCGTCAGAGCCTGCCTCGGCGGCACGGAAGGCTCCATGCTCTCCAAATGGTATGGTGAGTTTGAATGGGACAACTTCACGGTGAAGTTCCATTCGCACCGTGGGCGGAAGACCGGAGTGGTCATTGAATACGGCAAGAACCTCACCGCCATGGAGCAGGACGAGGACAACAGCGGTGTGTATACCGCACTGCTCCCATATGCCGTGTACACCCCGGAAGGTGCGGACACCGAAACGGTAGTCACGCTGCCGGAGGTGACGCTTCCTATTGTGACCTCAGAGATCATCCGGGCGAAAACGCTCATCATGGATTTCTCCGACCAATTTGGAGATGCGGCTATCACGGAGGAAGCGCTCCGGGCAAAGGCCAACAGCTACATCAAGGCCAATCCGCTCGGCACAACTATTCCGACAGTAACGGTCTCTTTCGAGCCGCTTTGGAAACAGCCGGAGTATTCGGCACTCCTGGAGCGGGTCAACCTCTGCGATACCGTCACCATTCGACACTCGCTATTAGGTGTCAGTGTGTCAGCTATGGTCATCGAAACCGTATACGACACCCTTGCCGAACGCTACAAGAGCATTTCTCTCGGTCAGAGCAAGTCCAGCATGATCACCACCATCTCCGAGGTGCAGTCCACGGTCGATAAGGTGGAGTCCACGGTGGGGCGCTTTCCGAAGCTGCTCCAAACCGCCATCGGAAAAGCTACCGGACTTATCACCGGCCAAAGCGGCGGCTATGTGGTCATCCACACCAGCGAGGAAAACGGACAGCCCTATGAGCTTCTCATTCTGGACGCTCCCTCCATTGACGATGCCGTAAATGTATGGCGGTGGAATGTGGGTGGCTTGGGCTTTTCCCACAACGGCTACAACGGCCCCTACGAAACCGCCATCACGGCGGACGGTCAGATCGTCGCAGACTTCATCACCTCCGGCTCCTTGGTGGCGAATATTATCAAGGCGGGTGTTATCCAGTCTCAGGACGGCTCGTCCTGGTGGGATTTGGAGAGTGGTGAGGTCGTGCTGCGTGCCTACGCCACCAGCAAGGAGGTCACCGAGGTCAGCGACCGCATTACCACCATTGAGGAACAGAAAATGCTCCGGCTCGTCATCATCTCGTCCAACGGGAACATCTTCAAAAACGGCAATGTAAAAACGCTGCTTTCCGCTAAAGTGTACTCCTGGGACGAGGACATCACCGACACGCTGGATGCCAACCAGTTTGTCTGGACAAGGGTGTCTGAGGATACGGAAGCGGACAAGGTCTGGAACGAGCAGCATTTCGGCGGCGCAAAGTCCGTGGTCATCACCGGTGCGGATGTCAAAGTCCGCGCCACTTTTTATTGTGACCTCATCGACACCACGACCAGGCAGAGCCTGTTATAACGGAGGAATTCACTATGGCAACCGCAGAACCCACAACAGAAACCGGCACAGTGTCCGGTTCAGATACAGCGACTTCAAAGGAGGCTTCTCACATGAGCAAAGCACAAGGCCAGTTTACCATCATCGACTACAATGACGCACTGACGCTGACGGGGTACATCGGCTCGAACCTCGCCAAGACTCAGATGTATAACCCCGACAACGGCAGTTATACCCCGGACTGGAAAACGAAGAACCTCGTTCTGACCCCCAGTCTGTATGTCATCGGCACCACTGCCGACCAGATCGCCACCGCCAATGTCACCTCGGTCAAGTGGTATGTGGGTGACAGCAACACCGCCATCACCGCAGGCACGAACTACGCCCTCAGTGGTGCCAAGAGCCACATCCTCACGGTCAAGGCCAATGTCATGGCGGAACTGCCCGGCATCGACTACCGCTGTGTCATCACCTACAAGGACGAAAGCACCGGTCTGTCGCTGACCCATCCGCTGACCATTTCCTTCTCCCGTGTGGTCAACGGCTCCGGCATCGTTGATTTGCTGGTCACCACGCCCAACGGAAATGTGTTCAAGAACGAGGAGGTCGCCAGTCTGACCGCCAAGGCCGAGCTGTGGCGCGGCTCTACGGTAGACACCACCAAGGTCAGCTACAAGTGGGCGGTCATGGACACTTCCGTCACCGCTACTTCTTCCACCGGCTATGATGCAGACTTCGGCATCGGCTGGCGCAAGCTCTCGGACGCTGCTGACAAGTACACCGGCACGGCCACCAATACGCTCACGGTCTACGCCACAGCGGTAAACAGCTACGCAGTATTCAAGTGCTGTGCGCAGGATACGGATTCCGCTTCTGCTTCCTACAACACGAAGTTCTTCGATGTGGCGACCTTCATCGACAACTCCGACCCGTTGCAGATCATCGTCACCTCCACGGGCGGCGATGTGTTCAAGAACGGCCAGGGTACGACCGTGCTGACCGCCGTCTGCTATCAGGCAGGCTCCGAGGTTGACGCAGCCGGAAACGGCAGTTACACATGGACAAAGTACAACAAGGATGGCGCAATCGACACCTCTTGGGGAACCAACGGCAGCAAGACCGGCAAGACCCTGTCGGTGTCCAGCGCCGATGTGGATACCAAGGCAACCTTTATGGTCGTTGTGGCGCTTTGAGGAGGTGGTGAGATGATCGCATCGGCACAGTTCACAATTATCAGTCTCTGCGATGTGGTCACCTCGGACACGCCGCCGGAGAACCCCTATGAGGGGCAGCTCTGGGTGGACACCTCTGTGACCCCGCCGGAAACGAAAATATGGGACGGGAACGAATGGGTGGTGCAGAACGACATTGAAACGATCCGCACCACCATTTCCATTCTGACCGAGAAGGACGCACAGTTTCAGCAGACCATCGACGGGCTGAACAGCTATGTGGCGACCCTAACCGAAACCGTGGAAACGGTGTCCAACGACCAGGGCGTCCTGGAGGAACGGGTGCTGAACTCCGAAAGACGTGTTTCGGAATTGGAGCACACGGTGGATGGACTGTCCGTCACCATGCAGGAGCAGTACATCGGCGGCATCAACTATGTGCAGAATTCCTCCGGGCTGAACGGCATCACGGACGATTGGAGCTACTCCGGTACGGTGAAAACGGATGCCTCCACAGATACGCAAAACAACACCATTTCCGACTCCTGCTTTGTGCTGGGCGCATACTCCTCGTTGTCGCAGTACATCCGAGGGGTGGTTCCCGGCACTTATACGATCTCGGTTCGGGCAAAGAAAACCTCGACCATGTCCGGATATTTCTATGTGACTTACAACGGAAACAAAACCAAGTACCTGTTCAATAAGTCCACGGCGTTTGACTGGACGGACTATTCCGTGACGCTCACGGATGTGACCGACCCTACGCTGCGAATTTACTGCTACTGTCGGGATGCGTCCATTTATCTCGCCGACATCATGATTCCCGAAGGAGCGATTCCCCGAAAGTGGACGCCTGCTCCCAACGAGATCTACACTCAGGAGGTCAAGATCGACAAGCGGGGCATCGAGGTGTCCAACAGCGCATCGTCCCAGCGGACGGTTATCACGAACACGGAGTTCGCCGGTTACTACAACGACGAGGTGATTTTCACCCTGAACAAGGACGAAACGCAGACCAAGAAAACCACGGTGGACGGCGAACTGACCGTGGGCAAAACGAAGTTTGTCCCGATGCCAACGGCGTCCGAAGGGCTGAACATCGTCATTCTGGATTAAGGAGGAAAAGCTATGGCAACTTGGAAAAGTGCAGCATACGATGGGCGCTATCTTCAACTGGACATTTCAGAAAGCGTGAATGTGGTCGGTAACAGCTCGACACTTTCCTGGACTCTGACCTCTACCGGTGGCGCATCCACTTACTACACCATTGACACGACCACTGTAACGATCAACGGTACGACCGTCTACTCAAAGGAACGTACCTATTGGGATGACCGTGTTTTCCCGGCAAAGAAAGGTTCTGTCAGTGGCACGATTACTGTAGCTCACAACAGCAACGGCAGCAAAACGATTGCGGTCGGATTCTCGACCCGTGTTTATATCTACGGTTCACAGGAATACGGCGGCAGCATGACGCTGACTACCATTGACCGCTCTGCTCCCACAGTTACATTCAGTACATCGAATGTCACGGCAAACGGGTTCAAAATCTCCGCTACATCCTCTGCCACGGCGGACATCTGGCAGTACAGCACAAACGGCGGTTCGAGCTGGACGCAGTTCTCAACGACGGCATCCACCAGTGCCAGTGTGACGATCACCTCGCTCTCACCGAATACAAGCTACACGGTGAGGGTCAGAGCAAGGCGGCAGTACAACCATGTCTACGGCACTTCCGGCAGTTCCACGGTCAAGACGCTGGGCGGTGCTGTGGTGAATAGTGTCAACACGGTGACGGCGGACAATGCCACGGTTTCCATTACCATCAATGTGACCGTGTACGAAGCCTCCTACACCAATACGCTGGTGCTCAAAAACGGCAGCGCAACCATCCTGACTATTTCCGGGCTTTCCTGGTCGAAGGGCACTGCGAACCGCACAGTCACGCTGACATCGGCGCAGAGGACAACGCTGTTGAACGCTATGGCGTCCATCAAGTCCTTTATAGGTACCTTTGCGGTTTCGTCTTACAGCGGGTCTACGCAGATCGGCAGCACCTCAAGCAAGACTGCCACGGTACTGACCACGGCAACCAATTCTGCTCCGACCATAAGCGGATTCACTTATGCCGACAGCTACACGACCACAAAGAACCTCACGGGCAACGATCAGCTGTTCGTACAGGACTACTCGACTCTCAAAGTTACACCGGGAACAGCGACTGCGAAGAACGGTGCCAGCATTTCCAACTACACAGCTTCCTGCAACGGGCTGTCATCCTCTAACACTACCGGCTCTGCCTTATCTGTTGGAAAGATCGCCAAGTCCGGCAGTGTGACGGTCACGCTCTCGGTCACGGACTCCCGCGGTTATACTGCCAGCGTTTCCCAAACTATTACGGTCATCCCATACGCAAAGCCGAAGGTGTCCTCGGTGACGCTCCGACGAACCAACGACATTGAAGCGGAAATGCAGCTCAAATTCAGCGGCTCTATTTCTGCTGTTACCGTAGACGGGACGCAGAAGAACAGCGTGGTTTATGTGCGGTATCGGTACAAGAAAACCAGTGAGAGCAGCTACGGCAGCTACACCAGCATCTATTCCGGCACGACAAAAAGCGGAACCTCTTTCAGCTACTCCAATTTGGAACTGTGCAATCTGGATGCCAACAGTTCCTACGACTTCCATTTGCAGATCCAAGACAAGCTCTATTCTTTGAGCAGTCTGGATCTGTATTTTACTGTCCCGCAGGGTACACCGCTCATTGCGCTTCGGAAAAAGAAGGTCGGCATCAACACGCCGGAGCCACAAGCCATGCTGGATGTTGCCGGGGATATGCGTGTTGATGGCTCACCCCTCGCAGATTTTGTCATTCAGCAAGGGACAAGCGGCATCTGGAATTACCGCAAATGGAAAAGCGGTACGGCGGAATGTTGGGGTCAGTATTCATTTACGACCGCCATTTCGACGGCATGGGGCGTGCTCTATGAGAGCGGCGCAATTGCGCTCCCTAATTTTCCATTTACCTTCGCGGAAATTCCCCATGTCCATATCTCCACGGAGAACAGCAACTACGCCATGTTTGTGGAGCGTGGCAGTTCAAGTAGCTGGTCTACAACGACCAACCCCGGAAAGATATTTGCCGTAAGACCAAATACGGTACCTTCGGCAACCTACAAAATATCGATTTATGCTATCGGAAAAGTGTGATGCTCCGGCGTCACTTTTTTCATACCCATTTTTAATTTCAAAGGAGGACAAACAACATGAAAGAATTCTGGACGACCATTCAGGTGGTGTTCGCCGGAATCGGCGGCTGGCTCGGATGGTTCTTGGGAGGATGTGACGGCTTGCTTTACGCGCTTCTGGCTTTCGTAGTCATCGACTACATCACCGGCATCATGTGCGCCGTGGTGGATAAGAAGCTGTCCAGCGAAGTCGGATTCAAGGGCATTTTCAAAAAGGTGCTCATCTTCGCTCTGGTCGGCATCGGGCATATTCTCGACACCCGTGTCATCGGCAGCGGCTCGGTGATGCGTACCGCCGTCATTTTCTTCTACCTGTCGAACGAGGGCGTGTCCCTGTTGGAAAACGCCGCATACCTGGGACTGCCCATCCCGCAGAAGCTGAAATCCGTGCTGGAGCAGCTTCATGAACGCAGTGAAAAGGAGGATGAATAATATGGCTTACACAAACAGTTCCCTGGTGTCCTACACCAAACTCAGCCCGAACCACTCCGGGCAGCGTACCCACAGCATTGACCGCATCACGCCGCACTGCGTGGTGGGTCAGTGCAGTGTGGAAACGCTGGGCAACATCTTTCTGCCGACCTCACGGCAGGCAAGCAGCAACTATGGCATCGGCGCAGACGGACGAGTCGGGATGTATGTGGAGGAGAAAAACCGCAGCTGGTGCTCTTCCAGCAATGCAAATGACCAGCGGGCAGTCACCATTGAGTGCGCATCCGACACCACCGAGCCGTATGCGTTTAAGGATGTTGTGTATCAGACTCTCATCAAGCTCTGCGTGGATATCTGCAAGCGCAACGGTAAAACCAAGCTGCTCTGGCTTGGAGATAAGACGAAAACGCTGGGCTACAATCCGAAGTCGGATGAAATGGTGCTGACCGTCCACAAATGGTTCGCCAACAAAAGCTGCCCCGGCAACTGGATGTATGCTCGTATGGGTGACCTCGCCGAGAAGGTCACGGCGCAGCTGGGCGGCGAGGCAAAACCCGCACAGCCCACACAGCCGACCACCGGTACGGTAAAAATGGGTGACCTCGTGACCATCACCGGCAGCACCTACTACAGCGGTAAAGCCATCCCGTCCTGGGTGAAGAAACTCCGCTGGTATGTCTATGAGGTCAGCGGGGACCGTGCGGTCATCAACCGGGACGAGAGCGGCCGGTACGCCATCATGTCTCCCATCAAGGTTTCCGCACTCTCCGTAGCCGGCACAAAGCCTGCGGAAAATTACCGCATCCATACCGTGGTGCATGGGGATACGCTCTGGGCTATCGCCAAGAAGTACCTCGGCAACGGCAGCCGCTACAAGGAAATCGTTTCTCTCAACGGTTTGAAAAGCAATGTCCTCTACAGCGGTATGAAGCTGAAGATCCCGAATAAGTAACCTTTGCATACGCCCTCTGCGGATTCATTTCCGTGGAGGGCGTTATTTTTTTGCGGACCAGACAGGCGTTTTCCCTCCAGTCGGTACTGAGGCAAACCCTCGGACTGGAGGAAAACTCTATGACAGATTGGCAGAGAGAACAAATACGAATATTGCGCTTACAGGGCGTCAGTTATGTGAAAATCGGCGAGCAACTCGGAATTTCGGATAATACGGTGCGCTCCTTTTGCCGCCGCAGCGGGCTGGGTGACAGTGCAAAGAATGCCGTTGCCTGCAAGCAGTGTGGGAAGTTGATAAAAATCATCCCTAAGCAGAAGCCGAAAAAGTTCTGCTCAGACGCCTGCCGCACTGCATGGTGGAAGTCACACCCGGAGTGCGTCAACCGAAAAGCTGTTTATGCGTACACCTGTGCCTGCTGCGAACGTCATTTTACTGCCTATGGAAATAATCATAGAAGGTACTGCTCTCACGCCTGCTATATTGCAGATCGCTTCGGAAGGGAGCGTGGCTGTGATGAATGACGCCTACAGAGAGCGGCTGGAGCAGTATTTTGCCTCCATGCTCCAGGCAAAGCAAATGCTGTCGATGGGGATTTTAACCCCGAAGGATTACGCCACGATTGATACAATTATGGCCGAAAAATATGGGATATCTTCGTGTAGTTTATACCGCGGGATTGACTTGATATACGGTGAGTTCAGAGGTAATATGTCACACTACAAGGAGGTGACACAATGTCAGGAAGAATAACCGCCGTATCAAAACCGCCGAAGCTGGAGCGTAAAAAGCGAGTCGCAGCCTACGCCCGTGTTTCCAGTGGCAAGGACGCCATGCTTCACTCGCTGTCCGCACAGGTCAGCCATTACAGCGACCTTATCCAGAGAAATAGCGACTGGCTCTATGCAGGCGTCTATGCCGATGAAGCCAAGACCGGCACGAAGGATTCCAGAGCGGATTTTCAAAGGCTTATTGCCGACTGCCATGCCGGAAAAATCGATATGGTGATCACCAAGTCCATCTCCCGCTTTGCACGAAACACGGTCACGCTGCTGCAGACCGTCCGTGACTTCAAAGCCTGGGAGGTGGACATTTTCTTTGAAGAACAGAATATCCACACCATGAGCGCCGACGGTGAACTGATGCTGACCATTCTGGCGTCCTATGCGCAGGAAGAAAGCCGCTCCGCAAGTGAAAACCAGAAGTGGCGCATTAAGCGGAACTTTGAGGAAGGAATGCCGTGGAACGGAGCCATGCTGGGATATCGTCTAAAGGACGGACGGTACGAGATCGTTCCAAAGGAAGCCGCACTTGTCCGCCGCATTTATAACGAGTACCTTGCCGGTGACGGCTATCAGGCTGTTGCCAAACGGCTGACTGAGGAAGGTGTTCCGTCCCGCTTCGGTGGGAAATGGAACCAGTCTGTGGTTTCCAAGATACTGAGTAACTACACCTATACGGGCAATCTGCTTTTGCAGAAAACCTTCCGTGAGAACCATATCACGAAGAAAACCGTCATCAACCACGGTGAATTGCCGAAATACCACGCAGAGAACACCCACGAAGCCATTATTGACATGAAGACCTTTCATGCGGTTCAGACCGAGAAGGCACGGCGGGCGGCTCAGTTCAATAAGAAGCCAGCACCGAGAACCACATACCCATTCACAAGCCTTCTGGTATGCGACAACTGCGGAAAGAACTACCGCCGCAAGACCACCAAAACGGGCATCGTTTGGGTATGCGGAACCTTTAATACACTCGGCAAATCCGCCTGTGCTTCCAAGCAGATACCGGAAACAACGCTTCAACAGGTTACAGCCGAAGTTTTGGGTGTAAAGGCTTTTACACGGGAACAGCTGCACAGCCGGATACAGAGTATTCGGGTATGCAACGGAAACATTCTAATTTTCTGTTTCAAAGATGGCTCGGAGGTCACACGCACATGGAAAGACCGCTCCCGTAGTGAAAGCTGGACGGACGAGATGAAGGAAGCTGCACGCCAAAAAGCCTTAGAGAGGAGCAAGCACAATGCCTAAAGTAACCATGATACCCGCAACCATCAATCCGCTGACACACCTGCCGAAGGTGGCCGCGCAGAAGCGGCGTGTTGCTGGATATGCCCGTGTTTCTACCGACAGCGACGAGCAGTTCACCAGCTACGAAGCCCAGGTGGATTACTACACCAAATTCATACAGTCCAAGCCGGAATGGGACTTCGTAAAAGTATATACGGATGAGGGTATTTCCGGCTGTAATACCAAAAAGCGAGACGGCTTTAACAGTATGGTTTCGGATGCTCTTGCCGGAAAAATCGACCTCATTGTCACAAAGTCGGTCAGCCGATTTGCCAGGAACACCGTGGACAGCCTGGTCACCATCCGCAAGCTGAAGGAAAACGGCGTGGAATGTTACTTTGAAAAGGAGGGCATTTTCACATTTGACGGCAAGGGTGAGCTGCTCATCACCATCATGTCGAGCCTTGCCCAAGAAGAAAGCCGCAGCATTTCGGAAAACATCACCTGGGGACAGCGTAAGAGCTTCGCTGACGGAAAGGTGCATCTTGCCTATAAACGCTTCCTTGGCTACGAAAAGGGCGAGGACGGCAGACCTACCATTGTGGAAAGTGAAGCGAAAATTGTTCAGCTGATTTACCGCCTTTTCCTTGATGGCAAGTCACAGGCGAGCATTTGCAGATATTTGGAGGACTTGGGTATTCCGTCACCTGGCGGCAAGGATAAATGGAGTAAGACCACGGTCACCAGCATTCTGCAAAATGAAAAATACAAAGGCGATGCGCTACTCCAGAAATCCTTCACGGTCGATTTTCTGGAAAAGAGGATGAAGCCCAACGAGGGTGAGGTGCCGCAATACTATGTGGAAGGCAGCCATCCCGCCATTGTCGATCCTGACGAATGGGATCATGTGCAGACAGAGTTTGCCAGAAGAAAGGCACTGGGCAGAGCCTACAGCGGAAAGAGTGTTCTTTCAGCCAAGCTGGTCTGCGAGGACTGCGGTGGCTTCTTCGGCTCAAAGGTCTGGCATTCCACCGACCGCTACCGCCGTACCATCTGGCAATGCAATGGCAAGTTCAAGGGCGAGGAACGCTGCCATACTCCCTCGGTAGATACGGAAACCGTGCAGCGGCTTTTTATTCAAGCCTACAATCGTATGATGGAGAACCGGGAGCGGATCATCAAGGACTGCGAAGCCATGCGCCGTGCGCTGACAGACTTTGTGGAATTGGACGCAGAAATTGAACGGCAGCTTGAGGAAACACAGGTCGTAGCCGAACTGGTCAAGGCGGCAGTCAAGGAAAACGCTTCTACAGCACAGTCTCAGGAGGCTTATCTGAGAAAGTATGAAGCCCTCACCGAGCGTTACGAAAAAGCCGCTGCGGAACTGGAGCGGTTACAGAACCTGCGTACTACGCAAAGTCAGCAAGACAAGGCAATGGCACTTTACATCCGCACCCTCAAAAAACAGCCGGTGGTACTGCGTGAGTGGAGCGCCACCATCTGGACGGTGATGGTCGAGAAGGCAATCGTCCACAGGAACGGTGCGATTACCTTCGTTTTCAAGAACGGCACAGAGGTCAAGGTCGGAGAATAA